AATCCCGTGATACACGGTGTGACCGCGGTCTGGCGTGCCGGGGAGCAGGAGCAGACACCACCGGAAGGCTTTGAGTCCTCCGGAGCTGAAACCGGACTGGGCGTGGAAGTGACGAAGGCAAAACCGGTGACGCGCACCATTACGTCCGCGAACATTGACCGCCTGCGGGTTACCTTCGGGGTGCAGTCACTGGTGGAGACCACCTCAAAGGGTGACCGTAACCCGGCAACCGTCCGCCTGCTGATTCAGTTACAGCGTAACGGTAACTGGGTGACAGAAAAGGACGTCACCATTAACGGCAAGACCACCTCACAGTTCCTGGCCTCGGTGATTCTGGATAATCTGCCTCCCCGGCCCTTTAACATCCGGATGGTCAGGGAGACGGCGGACAGCACCACGGACCAGCTGCAGAATAAGACGCTGTGGTCGTCATACACCGAAATCATCGATGTGAAACAGTGCTACCCGAACACGGCCATTGTGGGGCTGCAGGTGGATGCGGAGCAGTTCGGCGGCCAGCAGATGACGGTGAACTACCATATCCGCGGTCGCATCATCCAGGTGCCGTCAAACTATGACCCGGAAAAACGCACGTACAGTGGTATCTGGGACGGCAGTCTGAAACCGGCATACAGCAACAACCCGGCCTGGTGCCTGTGGGACATGCTGACTCACCCGCGCTACGGCATGGGAAAACGTCTGGGGGCGGCGGATGTGGACAAGTGGGCGCTGTATGCCATCGGGCAGTACTGCGACCAGACGGTCCCGGATGGTTTCGGGGGGACCGAGCCGCGGATGACCTTTAATGCGTACCTGGCACAACAGCGTAAGGCGTGGGACGTTCTCAGTGATTTCTGCTCTGCGATGCGCTGTATGCCGGTATGGAACGGTCAGACGCTGACGTTCGTTCAGGACCGCCCGTCGGATGTGGTGTGGCCGTACACCAACAGCGATGTGGTGGTGGATGATAACGGCGTGGGATTCCGCTACAGCTTCAGTGCCCTGAAGGACCGGCACACGGCGGTGGAGGTGAATTACACCGACCCGCAGAACGGCTGGCAGACCTCCACGGAACTGGTGGAAGACCCGGAAGCCATACTGCGCTACGGACGCAACCTGCTGAAGATGGACGCGTTCGGCTGTACCAGCCGCGGTCAGGCCCACCGTGCCGGACTGTGGGTGATAAAGACCGAACTGCTGGAAACGCAGACGGTGGATTTCACGCTCGGGTCTCAGGGGCTGCGGCACACACCCGGTGACATCATTGAAATCTGTGATAACGACTATGCCGGGACCCTGACCGGCGGACGTGTCCTGTCCATTGATGCTGCCACCCGCACCCTGACGCTGGACCGTGAAGTGACACTTCCGGAGACCGGTGCCGCCACGGTGAACCTGATTAACGGCAGCGGTAAGCCGGTGAGTGTGGACATCACCGAACACCCCGCGCCGGACCGGATACAGGTCAGTACCCTGCCTGATGGTGTGGAGACATACGGGGTGTGGGGACTCTCCCTGCCGTCACTGCGCCGTCGTCTGTTCCGCTGTGTCTCCGTCCGGGAAAACACGGACGGCACCTTTGCCATCACGGCGGTGCAGCACGTACCGGAAAAAGAAGCCATCGTGGATAACGGTGCCCGCTTTGAGCCGCAGTCAGGTTCCCTGAACAGCGTCATCCCACCGGCAGTGCAGCACCTGACGGTGGAGGTGAGCGCAGCTGACGGCCAGTATCTGGCGCAGGCGAAATGGGACACGCCGCGGGTGGTGAAGGGTGTGCGCTTCAGTCTGCGCCTGACCAGTGGTAAGGGAACGGATGCCAGACTGGTGACCACCGCTATCACCGCAGACACGGAGCACCGTTTCAGCGGCCTGCCGCTCGGGGAATACACCCTGACGGTGCGGGCGATAAACAGCTATGGCCAGCAGGGTGAACCTGCCACCACCACCTTCCGGATTACCGCACCGGCAGCACCGTCGCGGATTGAGCTGACGCCGGGCTATTTTCAGATAACCGCAACGCCACATCTTGCCGTTTATGACCCGACGGTACAGTTTGAGTTCTGGTTCTCGGAAAAGCGGATTGCGGATATCAGGCAGGTTGAAACCGCAGCCCGCTATCTTGGCTCGGCGCTGTACTGGATAGCTGCCAGTATCAATATCAAACCGGGCCATGATTATTATTTTTATATCCGCAGTGTGAATACTGTTGGCAAATCGGCATTCGTGGAGGCTGTCGGTCGGGCGAGCGATGATGCGGAAGGTTACCTGGATTTTTTCAAAGGAGAAATCGGGAAAACACATCTGGCCCAGGAGCTGTGGACGCAGATTGATAACGGTCAGCTTGCGCCGGACCTGGCTGAAATCAGGACGTCCATTACGAATGTCAGCAATGAAATCACGCAGACCGTCAATAAAAAACTGGAAAATCAGAGTGCGGCAATCCAGCAGATACAGAAAGTTCAGGTTGATACAAATAATAACCTGAACAGCATGTGGGCCGTGAAACTGCAGCAGATGCAGGACGGACGCCTTTATATTGCGGGTATCGGTGCCGGTATTGAGAATACGCCAGCAGGCATGCAGAGTCAGGTGCTGCTGGCGGCAGACAGGATTGCGATGATTAATCCTGCGAATGGCAACACAAAGCCGATGTTTGTTGGTCAGGGCGATCAGATATTTATGAATGAAGTGTTCCTGAAATATCTGACGGCTCCCACCATTACCAGCGGCGGTAATCCTCCGGCATTTTCCCTGACACCGGACGGGCGGCTGACGGCGAAAAATGCCGATATCAGCGGTAACGTGAATGCGAACTCCGGGACGCTCAACAACGTCACGATTAACGAGAACTGTCGGGTTCTGGGAAAATTGTCCGCGAACCAGATTGAAGGCGATCTCGTTAAAACAGTGGGCAAAGCTTTCCCCCGGGACTCCCGTGCACCGGAGCGGTGGCCATCAGGAACCATTACCGTCAGGGTTTATGACGATCAGCCGTTTGACCGGCAGATTGTTATTCCGGCGGTGGCATTCAGCGGCGCTAAACATGAGAAAGAGCATACTGATATTTACTCCTCATGCCGTCTGATAGTGCGGAAAAACGGTGCTGAAATTTATAACCGTACCGCGCTGGATAATACGCTGATTTACAGTGGTGTTATTGATATGCCTGCCGGTCACGGTCACATGACACTGGAGTTTTCGGTGTCAGCATGGCTGGTAAATAACTGGTATCCCACAGCAAGTATCAGCGATTTGCTGGTTGTGGTGATGAAGAAAGCCACTGCAGGCATCACGATTAGCTGAATTTTATAACCCAGATACGGGCGCCAGAAATGGCGCCTTTTTTATTGCAGAAAAGCGAGAGGTAATTATGCGTAAATTATGTGCTGTTATTTTGTCCGCAGTAGTCTGGCAGGTCGCCGCTGCTACGCCAGCGAGTGCAGCAGAACATCAGTCCACGCTGAGCGCGGGGTATCTCCATGCCTCGACGAACGTTCCCGGTAGTGATGATCTGAACGGGATTAACGTGAAATACCGTTATGAGTTTACGGACGCGCTGGGGCTGATTACGTCCTTCAGTTATGCCAATGCTGAGGATGAGCAAAAAACGCGCTACAGCGATACCCGCTGGCATGAAGATTCCGTGCGTAACCGCTGGTTCAGCGTGATGGCGGGGCCGTCTGTACGCGTGAATGAATGGTTCAGCGCGTATGCGATGGCGGGTGTGGCTTACAGCCGTGTGTCGACTTTCTCCGGGGATTATCTCCGCGTAACTGACAACAAGGGGAAAACGCACGATGTGCTGACCGGAAGTGATGACGGTCGCCACAGCAACACGTCTCTGGCGTGGGGGGCTGGCGTGCAGTTTAACCCGACCGAATCCGTGACCATTGACCTTGCTTATGAAGGTTCCGGTAGTGGCGACTGGCGAACGGATGCATTTATTGTTGGTATCGGATACCGTTTCTGACAACAGACGCCGATTTATCTTCTGTAAATATTGTTATGATACGCAGGTTCATCCACCTTATGGGGTGAACTGCGTTTGAGGAAACGTAAAGTTACACTGTCCTGAAGCCCGTGGCGTCACTGCTGCGGGCTTTTTTTATTGGTGGAAAAGTATGACAGTAAAAATTTCTGGCGTGCTTAAAGATGGCACAGGAAAACCAGTACAGAACTGCACCATTGTGCTGAAGGCCAGACGAACCAGCAGCACGGTGGTGGTGAACACGGTGGCCTCTGAAAATCCGGATGAAGCCGGACGTTACAGCATGGATGTTGAGCATGGTCAGTACAGCGTCACCCTGCTGGTTGAAGGTTTTCCGCCTTCACATGCCGGGACCATTACCGTCTATGAAGGTTCCAGACCAGGTACGCTGAATGATTTTCTCGGTGCCATGACGGAGGATGATGTCCGACCGGAGGCACTGCGCCGCTTTGAGCAGATGGTGGAAGAGGTGGCGCGTAACGCGTCCGCAGTGGCACAGAACACGGCAGCCGCGAAGAAGTCAGCCGGCGATGCCAGCACATCAGCCCGTGAGGCGGCAACCCATGCGACTGATGCTGCAGGCTCAGCACGTGCAGCCAGCACGTCAGCCGGACAGGCCGCGACGTCGGCTCAGGAGGCTTTTTCCAGCGCAGGAACGGCATCAGCAAAAGCCTCTGAGGCATCAAAAAGTGCTGCTGCTGCAGAGTCATCAAAAAGCGCGGCAGCTACCAGCGCCAGTGCCGCGAAAACGTCAGAAACGAATGCCGCAGCATCACAAAAATCGGCAGCCACTTCTGCATCCACAGCGACCACGAAGGCGTCAGAAGCTGCCACCTCGGCACGGGGTGCGGCGGCCTCAAAAGAGGCAGCGAAGACATCCGAGACGAACGCGAAAGCGTCGGAGACCAGCGCAGAATCCTCAAAAACGGCTGCCGCATCGTCCGCCAGTTCGGCGGCGTCATCGGCATCATCGGCGTCTGCTTCAAAAGATGAGGCGACCAGACAGGCGTCAGCAGCGAAGGGCAGCGCCACGACGGCATCCACGAAGGCGACAGAGGCAGCTGGTAGTGCGACGGCAGCAGCTCAGAGCAAAAGTACGGCGGAATCCGCAGCAACGCGCGCTGAGACAGCGGCAAAACGGGCAGAGGATATTGCATCCGCCGTGGCGCTTGAGGATGCAAGTACGACGAAAAAGGGGATAGTACAGCTCAGCAGTGCGACCAACAGTACGTCTGAAACGCTGGCGGCAACGCCAAAGGCAGTAAAATCAGCCTATGACAATGCAGAGAAACGTCTGCAGAAAGACCAGAACGGCGCTGATATACCCGATAAGGGACGCTTCCTGAACAACATTAACGCGGTCAGTAAAACAGACTTTGCTGATAAGCGTGGTATGCGTTATGTGCGGGTTAACGCTCCTGCAGGTGCAACATCTGGAAAATATTACCCTGTTGTTGTTATGCGTTCTGCTGGCTCAGTAAGCGAACTGGCATCAAGGGTCATTATCACCACGGCAACGCGAACCGCAGGCGATCCGATGAATAACTGCGAGTTTAACGGATTTGTTATGCCTGGTGGCTGGACTGACAGGGGGCGTTATGCTTATGGAATGTTCTGGCAATATCAAAACAATGAACGAGCCATCCACTCAATAATGATGAGTAATAAGGGCGATGATTTGCGCTCTGTGTTCTATGTTGATGGCGCTGCTTTCCCTGTTTTTGCGTTTATCGAAGATGGCCTGTCAATATCCGCACCTGGTGCTGATCTCGTTGTTAATGATACGACCTATAAGTTTGGGGCAACAAATCCAGCGACTGAATGTATCGCGGCGGACGTTATCCTTGATTTTAAGAGTGGGCGTGGTTTTTATGAGTCTCATTCGTTAATCGTTAACGATAACTTGTCGTGCAAAAAACTTTTTGCCACAGACGAAATTGTAGCGCGTGGTGGTAATCAGATTCGAATGATAGGTGGGGAGTATGG